TTTGTAGGGATTGCGGATGTCCTTTAGTTGCTAAAATTAGGTCAACAGAAATTTGTAAACATTGGAAGAAATGATATTACACGAGGTTATTAAACAGATTGAGAATGATAGTAGGTTTATAAAACTATTACAGCTAGGAGTTATTCCTTTATCTGTATTAGATAAAAAAGTTTACTATGAAAGGTTTTTACAGGAGAGTTTAAAGAATAGCAAGATGGTTGCTATTAGTAACACATCGGAGGAGTATAACGTTTGTACTCAAACAATTAGAAGGTCTATTAAATTAATGACTAAAGATTAGGAATAAAATATTTTGTGTTTTTTTATTTTAGTTTACGCCCTTGCATAATTTGTAAGGGCGTTTTATTATAACTAATTTAAAAGCGTTAATCTTAATTCTATAACTTCATTCCAGTAAAATAAACTATCTAGGTTGTCTTTATTTGTCACCTCAATACTATAACCATCGGTATAATCTACATTGTAATTATCTGAGCCTGTAACTATAACTAACTTATAACACTTATAAAAAGACTTCACTATAAATCCATAATCAGTTCTCTCTAGACTAACCTCGTTAACTCTATCACCTGTAGGTAGGTCTACATTCATTTTCCATCCTTTATTGTCATAGTTCATAACATTGTCTTGCATGTCAAATAATACTGTTATTTCTTCTGTGCCTAAGTTGTCAGAATATTCACTTGATTGACAAGAGTAAAAAGACAATCCGATAATAATAATTGTAATTAATTTTTTCATTTTATTTGTTTTAAATTATTTCAATAATCAAATGTACAACAATTTTATTAAATAAATAGAACTATAAAGAAATAGTATTGAAATGTAATTTTGAATAGTTTTTACATATAACTGTAAAACGTTGTATTGATATTTTTTATATGTTTGTGTTTTATAATAGATTTTAATTATGGGTAACGATATTTATTTAATTGGTGAGGTTGGCTACGAGATTACTCTAGCTAATACAATTGATAAAGTTAATAGTACGGATAAATCTAAGCCACTAAACGTTCACGTTCATTCAGTAGGCGGTTCTGTTTATGAGGGGTTAGCAATTTATAACTACCTAAAAGGATTGAAGCAAGAGGTTAACACTATTTCTGACGGATTAGTCGCATCTATTGCTTCTATTTTCTTTTTAGCAGGAAACAAAGAAACAAGAAAAGTAAATAGTACAGATTCTTTTTTAATTCATTTACCTACAGGCGGAATGCAAGGTAATGCTTCTGACTTCGAAAAGACAGCAAAAGAATTAAGAGATATAGAGGACAAACTAGCAAGTATATATGTAAACGAAACCAACCTAACTAAAGAAGAGGCTTTGTCTTTAATGAAAGAAGATGAAATGCTTAACGTAAACTTTTTGAAGGATAAGGGTTTTGTAAATACAATAAACGAATTTAAGGCAGTAGCAAAATTTAATATTAATAATAAGAATAAGAATGAAATGAGCGATACATTAACGAAAGATGAAGCTGAAGGTTTATTTGCAAAGTTTGAGAAAACATTGTCTAATATATTCGGTAAAAAAGAAGAGCCTACTAATAAAATAGTACAGGACTCAACAGGAGCGGAAATCAATTTTCCAAACGTAGCAGAAGATGCTAATCCACAAGTCGGAGATTCAGCAACAGTTGATAACGAAAAAGCAGAAGGGAGCTATATTATGCCAAGCGGTGAGACATTTGTTTTTGTCGATGGTGTATTAGATTCTATTGCGGAGGTTGCAGAAGATAACTCTAACGAGGAATTAGAAGCAGCTAAAAAGAAAGTTGAAGAATTAGAAGCTAGTTTAGATATTAGTAACACTTTAAACACAGAAAAAGATACTGAGATTTCAGAAATTAAAGCATCTTTTGAAACTGTTACAAACGAATTTAAAGAATTAAAAAACACTTTCACTTCTGGTAACGTTCCAGCCGAGAAGAAAGAAGGAAACAAAGAAAAAGCTGGAGCAGTAAACAAAAGAACATTTAGAAATAAATAATTATGGCGACAAAATTTGACGTAACAGGATTAACTCTTAATCCATTAGAAGCAACTGACGTATCAGAAGCGATTGTAGAAAAAGTATTTGTACAAACTGAAATGAGTGCTATTCACAACATCGAAACAGGTGTTGGAATGAAATCTCAGATTATTTTCGTAGACCAATTAGGAATTGGTGGGGAAGCATTAACAGGTTGTACACCAGCAGAACAAGAAGGGTTAACCTTCACTCAAAAGTATTGGGACCCAGCTTTGATTGCAGGTAGATTAACGAACTGTGCAGCAGACTTAAACAAATTATTCAAGGTTTTCAAGAAGGCACAAAAAGCAAACCCAGACTATTTTGATAAAACAGGAAGTCAAGAGATGGGTATGTTAATGGCAGCAGTAGTAGAATCTTTAAAGGTGTCTATTAATGCAAAAGTATGGTATGGAGATACAGCAGCAGCAGTACAGCCTGCTGGAGACTTTACAATCACAGGATTTAACGCTGGGTTGTGGAATCAGTTTGACGGTTTATGGAAGCAAATATTTGCGGATGGTTCTATCCCTGTTTGCACAATTTCTGAAAATTCAGGAGCTACTTACGCAGCACAAGTTTTAGCAGCAGGAGAATCTTACAATATTTTTAAAGAAATGTATAAGAAAGCAGACCCTAGATTATTAGGTGATTCTGAAAATCAGATTTTAGTAACTCGCTCTATTTGGGATAACTACTTAACTTATTTAGAAGCTACACAAGCTAACGGAGGTGTTACAGAAGTTTTAGAAGATGGTAGAACAGTAATGAAGTTTAGAGGTATTAACGTAACGTTGATGAATGAGTGGGATAGATTGCAGAATCTATATCAAAATGATTTAACAGTTGTTTACTTACCTAACAGAGCATTAATGACTACACCAGATAACATTCCTGTAGCTACATTATCAGAGCAAGATTTACAGAGTTTGGAATCTTGGTACGAGAAAAAAGACAAGACTAATATCGTTGACTATTCTTATTTCTTAGATGCAAAGTTCGGTGAGTCTTACATGGCTGTAGCTGCATATTAATTAATTTAAAAAAGAAAAATTATGGCACTTAATTGTGAAGATAAATTAGCAGCAAACATAGAAAGAGACTGTGACAATAAGCCGTCTGGCGGTATTGAAGTAAACGTTGTATTGATTAATTTTGACGACGTTGACAAAACAGTCTCAACATTAGATGTTGCAAACGACTTAATAATTACAAACTTAGCTACAATGTCAACTACTTCTGGATTCTTTCTTGAGGGTGTTAAGCAGGCTCAAGGAACGTCTTACGAGTTGGTCAAGAAAGAAAATAGCTTTGACGCTTATAAGCACTTATTTTCTGGGGTTATTTTAAACCCTAGTGCAGCAAACAAGAAATCTCTATCGAACATCGCTAGTGGTGGGAGGTATGTTGTGGTTGTAGAGAAAATTTGGAAAGGAATATCGCAAGAAGACGCTTTTGAAGTTTTAGGATTCGACAGAGGGTTGGTTATTTCCAGCTTAGTTCAAAATTCTAAAGAAGATGACGGTATCATTAAGTTTGAATTGGCTAGTCCTGATGGACTTGAAGAGCCTGAAATTACAAGAGTAAACTTAGAAACTGATTATGCAACTACTAAAATTGCATTTGACGCTAAGTACGCTACTGTTTAATGACAGATAAATACAAAGGATTAGGTAAAGCAGTCGTTTTTAGAGACACCTCTAGAAATGGCTTGCTTACTAATTTTTTAAAAGATTACAAACTAGAGTTTGGAGGTGGTAAATTAAACCCATCTTGTTCTAGTTGCAGAAATGAATACTGGAATAATTACCTAAATTTATTTAAAATGAAAGAAGTAGTATCATGTGATTACGAATTGCATAAAAAATATAGCGGAGGTGTTAAAATTGGATTTAATGGACGACCTATTAGAAACGGTGAAATGACAAACGAAGTAGCTGCTGAGTTACTTAGAACACATCCAAGAGGTGAATTGCTATTCAGCAAGCTACCTAAAGCAAAAGAAATTGAAGTAAAAGAAGAGGTTGTAATTGAGCCTAAAAAGATAAAAAGAAGACGCAAATCTACTAAGTAATGGGTTTAAAAACTACTCTTATTGAAATCTATAAGAAGTTAACCACCTATGATAAAAGGATAGGTATTATAACGAACGGTGTTGATAATCTTTATCCTGAGAGAGTTGATAGATTTATCAACAACTCTGTAACAGCTAAAACTTGCGCTAAAATAATGGCAACATATATAGCTGGCAAAGGTTTTGGGGAGGTCAATGATAATATAATTGTTAACTCAAAAGAAAAAACAACTCTACAAAAATTAACAGCTCAAATATCTAAAAGTTTATCTAAGCAAAGAGGTGTTTTTATTAACGTAACCTATACTTTAGGCTATGAGCCTTCGTCTTATAAAGTATTACCTTACAATAGTTGTAGACTAGGCAAAAAGGACGACAACAAATATAACGGAAAGATAGGTGTTTCTGACAATTGGGAAAATACAAAATTAAAAGAAATTGATATTACTTTTATAGATGTATTTAACAATAATAAAGAAATAGTAAAAAATCAAATAGCTAATGAAAAAGGAGATACTGAACTAGAAAAGTTAGGTAACTATAGAGGTCAGATACTTTACTTTAATTTAGACGATGAGTACTTGTACGCTTTGAGTCAAATAGACCCTGTTTTAAAAGATTGTGACAGTGAAGCACAAGCGAGTGTTTACAAAAATCGTTCATTAAGAAAAGGGTTCTTTGGGAAGACAATTGTAATAACAAAACCATTAGCAGGTACTTTAACGGACTATGCAGATTCTACTGAGTATCACGAAGCACTAAGCGAAAGAGATAACTTTAAAGAAACTATAGATAGTTTTATAGGTGCAGAAGATAATGGAGGTGTTATTCATGTTGAACTAGAACACGATTCTGAAAATTTCGACCAAGAAATTAAGTTTGAAAACATTGATAGTAATATTGATGACAAGATTTTTGAGTACACAGAAAGCTCTGTTTTTAACAATATTTTAATGGCTTTTAACTCTATTCCTAGTGGATTGATTCGACCTGTTAATACATTATTTGGACAAAGTGAAGGCGCAATAAATCAAATGAAACTAGTGTATCAAGACAACACGAGGGCAGAACGTAACGAAATGACACAGCTGATACAGTTTTTGATGAGTATTTTTGTTAGACCTGTGAAAGGATTAGAATTAGAACCTTTAGTAATTGAAACACAAGAAGAAGATGACACTACTAATAAATAGAAATGATTTCGCAGTAAATAATAGACAAATAACACAGTCTAATTTCAATTCTGGAACTCTAGATCAGCACGTTTCAGATGCTCAATTTGTAGATATTCAGAAGTTAATGGGTTTAGATTTCTATAACGATATGATTAGAAACTATACAGATACTAAATATCAAACATTGTTGAACGGAGGTAGTTACACTTATAATAACACTACTTACACAAACGTAGGTTTGAAGTCTGCGATAGTATTTTATGCGTATAGTAGGTATGTATTAATGGGTAGTCAAACAGACACTCCATTTGGTTACATTGAGAAAACAACTACAGATAGCATTCGTGTTTCTGATGGTGGTAAGAAAAATATGTATAAAGAAAACAAAAATATTGCTTTTAATTATTGGGAAAATGTAAGAAACTTCTTAGAAAGAAAATCTACAGAATACCCTTTGTGGGAAAGTAATTGCTTTGTTAAAAGAGGAGGTTTTAAAATTTCAAAAATAGGATAAATGGCAGAAAAAATAGAAATAATAAACAACGCTTTAGTTGTTACGAATACAGGCACAGGTATTATATCAATATCAGAACCGTCAAAAGATTATTGGTACAAAGAATCTGATTTGCAAATTGGTAGAGTAACTTTTTATGATGCTAACGGATTAAAGGGAGATTTTCAAATCACACAACCAATAATTAATTTATCGGATGCTGTTGATAGTGAGTTAACACCTTTTACAGAATCAACGTTTAGGACTTTCTGTACTGCTAATCTGGGAAAGTCTAGCTCCTCGGATGCGGGAGCAGATTTAGACGAGCATATTGGCTTTGCAGATTACAATGATGCGTCTACATCAGTAACACCGACTATATTGGTTGCTGACACTTGGACTGATGTACCTAATGATACTTTAGGTGCTTACACTAATACGTCTTATCTTCCTGAAGGAATGACTACTCTAATGGATGGCTCTACTGGTTATTTGGATTTTTCAGAATTGACTCTAGGTTCTGATATACATATTAGAATTGATTACACGGTAACACCCAACACCAATAACGCTTTAGTTGAAAGTCGATACACTCTAGGGAATGGCGGAGGTATTTATTCTCTACCTATTAACTCTAAGCGATTAGATAGTGGCTCAGGAATACCTTATGCAGCAGATAAAGGTAGTTTTTATATTTACATGGGAGACACGAACACTTTACAAGGTGTTGGAAAACTTCAAGTAAAATTAACAACGGGCGGCACATTGGTGAATAATGGTGTAGCAATAAAAATCTATAAAAAATAAATAAATGGCTATTAAAGTAATAAGGAACGAGCAAGGAAACTGTATTCAGTTCGAGGGAACAACGCTTCCCGTATATTGGAATGCTTGTTTAAGCGCGAGAATAAACGCTTCAAACCCTAATAATATAGATGTCGTTAATGATATTGAAACTGGGCAGACTGGTAAAGAGAAAATGGAAATCTCAAACGAGCCTTACACATATTTTATTGACAAAGATGGTAACACATTTGCAACAGCACAAGATGCAGTTGACTACATTACTAACAACGCTAATGTTACTGGAATTACGGGAAACGGTGTAGACTTAAACGGTGTAATAGTTGATTTTAAGCTAGACAATACGTCTACTAGCATAATGTTAGATAATGGATATACTTATGGGGTTAACACTATTAAAGCTATTGCACATTCTGATGGGACTATCCACATAGTTTCAGAACAAGGTGATTTGGATTACTTTATAAATTTAGATAGTGGCAGTGTTACAATTGGAGGCGTTGCGGTTAGTGGCGGCTTAAATGATATTGTAAATACTTTAAATGAATTGTTTACAGTAGGTGCTTTTGAATCGGTTGTTATTGCAGACCCTTACGCTACTATGGTTGCAGATGTTGGGGGTGCTGATGCTTCGGGCGCTTTAATTGGTAGTTTTGCGGTTGACCCTATTGGAGATGATATTGGAGGTTCGACGGGTACGCATTACAATAAAGCGGGGTATTTATCGACAGATACAATAGACCAAAAAGGGGAATATTTTAGTTTTGATATTAGAAACGAAGGTATCATTGGAATGGGTTTGGTGTTGGATGACGTTGCAGACGTACACGGAAACGCAATATACGGTGACCCCGCAAACTTTTGTATCTACAATTCAAGTTCTGGTAATTATGGGTATCAATTTGCTCATTTTTTTCATCCTTCGCCTGATGGTTCTTGGACTAATTACGGAGCTTCTACGGGTGCGGTTTATGGCACGGGATGGAATGGAGCGTTAGCGTTTAGGTATTCCGATGAAGGTTTAGATTGGAGGGACGGAAACCCCGTTAAAATGAAAGTAGGAATAGATTCAGATTCTTTTATTGAAATCTCTTATTGGGATTCTTCCACATCTTTATGGGTGTTAAATGTTCGGAGCAATTACCCCGTAGCTGATGGTGTTAAATTTAAGTTAGGTGTAAAATTTTGCGATTCAATTGTTAGGTTGCATTCTACTCCTAAAGTTCATCTTTTAGAATCCGCAGCTCCAACAATGTACTTTAGATATATTGAAAGTCCAGATAATAACTTTGAATATCCTTTATTTGCTACCGAAGAGGAAGCTAAGTATTATCACGAAATAACGACTGGGGTTTCTGAAGGTGTTACACATACGCACACTTATGTAGATGACCCAACAAATACAACTTGGTACATGCCTGACAATGGTCAAATGGTTGGAGTTGGCGCTCCTTACAGTATGGTTTTTAATGGTCAGACTGCTTTATTTACAGAAATAACAAGTTTAACAGATTCGGATTTAACACCTTCAGCTTTTAGCTTTAGTGATAT